ACGCTTTCACCCACTCCCAAATCTGCATTATACCAAGAGTAAGTATTCCACCTATTAACAAACTTATTACAGCTTCTCTACCTAATGGTGTTCCCATTTGTTGCCCCTGTCTTGACTTAGTGTTTTTGTTCTACTATCTTTCTAGCTTCTTCCATATCATCTTTGTTTCTAAAGTCTTGTGCTCGGTTGAGTAGGTCATAAGAGATAGAAGCTCTTAAAGCCTGTTCAACGCGGTATACGTCTTTGTAATCCATTTTGCCCCCCTTTCCTAGTCTTATTGTCGCATAAATAACACTAACAACACCAGAAACACACCTATAAACGCTGTAATAACTTCCATTTATTTTACCCCCATAATCTTTGAACATTGCGGAAATGCTCTGTTAAAGCCTTGCCTTGAAACAAGTATGCGTGCACGTTTGTATTGCTCACCAACAGAAGCAGTGGACGGATCGCCAGAACCGCCCACGTACTCCCATGAACGGCTATCAAACTGGAACATACCCCTATATTTTCCAGAAGGATTAACCGCTCTTGGATTTAATGACGACTCACAAACGGCTATTTTCCGGTAATCGTTTGGTAGTAGCTCAACGTCATTAAAATATGGATCTACTAAAAAGATTTCTAAAATTGTGCTGTTTCCCATTCTACTTTTTCATCAGCTGCAGGAAGACCAGAAGGTGCTTGCCAAGCATGTACGGATTCTGAGATTAGTTGTTGATTGTCCAGAAGTTTCTTGACCATTCTGAAAGGTATCTCTTTCACCGACTTAATTGGCAGGTCGTTTGTGTCTGATAGGAATTTGAGTAAATCACCATGATTACACTCACCTGAATAACTTTGCTTGAATAGACTGTATAGGTAATTTACCTGTTTTTCACTAGCTGCTGTTCCCTTCGGTGAATAACTTGAGGATTCATGGTTTGTATACTCACCTATTACTTTGCCACCTAAAGGGCTAATTTTGCCCTCTACGGCCTTTGAAGGGCTATCTGGTGGCGTTTGCCAAGGGTCATTCTCTGGCTTCACGTTGCGTTGCACTTCCTCTCTAGAAGCAATTCCTTTGGTTACTGCTATACCAAGTGCGGCTATGGCACGTCCCCATGCGGACGTCTCCAATGTCATCATTTCTGCCCCGCGGGCAAATCCTTTAGCAGGAACGCGTTCCCAAGCCCAACCACTTGCATAATTCAATTTCTCGCGATCAGGATAAGCAAACGCTTTACCATAAATGTACGTTTCATTGTTTAGTTCCATTGTTCCTTTGTATTCAAAATGCAATATGCCTTCGGGAAAACGTTCATAAAATAATTTAATTCTGTCTTTTACTTCAATATAATCTTTCAAGTAATCCATTTAATTCACTCCTATAAATAGTCCGTAAAATTCCTGTAATTGTTGTAGCTTGTTTTCACAATCGCATGGCTCAAATATGCACCTAGTTTTGTGGTAATAATCCATAGTGTGATATGCGTGAGCCAAAAGATGAGATATTGGATACCAAGTTTTATCCATGTGTTGCCCCTTTCGTTAAAACGAGGCTAGAACAAATGTGTGTCAAAACACAGCATTGAATTATAACAATTTGATAACGACGTTATCGCCAGAGTTCGCCTTCAGCTATGAATGAGCCGTCTTTATTGAAAGGTACAAGTTCAGGTTTAACTATGCCGTCTTGTTCGTAAAGTATTCCAAAGCCTGCTTGCCAATTAGCATGTCCTTCTTTCATGTAACGCATGCCAGCACTATTAAGGTCGCAAAGGTGTCCAACTTCCATGCCCCAAAGTGTGTCAAGTTTGCCACCATAACCATGACTTGCAGAGCTTATGCCTTGTCTGTGAGTGTGACCGCATACAACGTTCTTACCAGTTCTTACAGCTAGTCCAAGAGCTGTTTGCCCTGCATGATTGTAAAGTCTGCCTTCGTCACCATGACCCATGATTACATTCTTTGCAACTTCGGTTAATGATCTGTTGTATTGAACGTTAATGTCTTTGTCGTTGTAACCTAAAAGGTTTTCTATTTTAATTGCGTCAAGTACTGCAAACGCTGGCGCATGTCTAGCGACATACTTTTCAATTCTTATTGTGTGATTACTTCGTTGAATAATAAAGGGCTTACTGCGTCCAAGGGCACTGCGGAATTCTTTGAGTAAGCCCCTTAAACCTATTATATTCTTTTGTAACGAGCCTTCAAACTCTAGGGCTGTTCCTCTTGCATAAGTTGATATTGTTTGGCAATCAAGTTCATCACCAACACAAAGTAATTTATCTGGCTTAACGTAATCTATGTAATCTAAAAGTGCTTCAACGTAAGATTTCTTAATAAACGGATATTGCAAATCTGAAATTATGACGTAACGTTTCACGCTACCTCTTTCGTTTGGGTGATGTCCCTAACTGTGTTTCAATGCTACTAATAGTTGTTGCAATTTGCGATACCTCAATCTGTAGGCGTGTCACTTTATCGTTTAATGATGAACCACCATTAGGGAATAACTGTGATTTCATTTTAGATATTTCTGCAGTTGCTTTAATGACTAAAAGAAGAACTGTAATAAGTAAACCAATAATGCCAACTAACTCGTTAATCATTGTCCGTCAAACCAATTTGGGTCATAAAAATCATCATCTTCGTCTTCGTCTGGTGAGATGGTGAACTGGTATTTTTCTGCAGCAAAGTTGATAATCCCAAATATGCTGTGTTGTGGCATATCTTGATTTGCAACAATCTTTATAGTTTTCTTTTTCCCATCAAACAGCTCCAAGCAAGCAACGAAACCAACGATCAGTTTTCCTTCTTCGTGAGCTGTATTGACAATTCTTACAAGCTCTGATGCCATAACGTCAGGAAGTTCAATGCTTTGTTTTTTTGCTTTTGGTTTAGACATTCAAATCAACCCCATTCAGTTTGTTAGTCCAACCAAGGTATTTGTAGCCCCATTTATCTTTCACACTTGTGTAATAAGTAAGACCTATCAAGTCCTTGTCTGGAATATCGGTTGACCAAATATAACCTGGCTTATGGCTTTGAATGGCAACGTGTCCGAATCGTCCGCCTTTCCAAAAGTGTGTCGCACCAATAGGCGCAGTCATTGGATCAGTAAATTTGTTCTTTGTGGGCGTATTGTCCCAAGCAGATATTGCAGAAGGAAACTTAGCGGGAATATTCCAAGCTAAACGACAAGTTTTAAGGCACATTCCTTTAACGCCTGTTTTGCGTTCAATATGCCATTGCTGCATCTTTTCAGCAGCTTGACGACCTATCATTAGTGCTCGTTGTTGTCTTTGACCTTAACGTAGCCAAAAGTGCCGTCTTGTGGATTTAACCAACGAAGTAATGGTGGAAGTACTGCTGCTAAACCTGATGCTAGTAATGCTTTTGGATCAGTAACACCAGCAAGGTAACAAGCTATGATTGATGCAAGAAATGCTCTGCCATAAGATGATGCTATTGCTTTAAAATTGTTCATAAAATACTTGCCAATTCTTCTTTAGTTAAGCCAGCAACTTCTGCTAACTTTTTGATAGCACTTTCACGTGAATCTTGTTTGGCTTTATACTCGGCTTCGAGTAGTGCATTTTCATCTGCTCTTGCTTTTTGGTCTGCTAAAAATGCTTCTTTATCAGCGCCTAATAATTCGATTACTTCTTCTCCGTCTTGAATTTTGATTTTATTTGTTGTAGCCATAAACGCTCACTGTTCCTGTTATTGTTCCTGATGATGGAATAAAACTCATTGAATCATATGAAGTGGTCAAATTGTGTAAGTATGCCATTGTGTAACTTAAAATTGAACCTGTTGTTCCAGGTTGTCCTGTATGCACAGCAACAGCAGTTGTTTTAACACTTTGTGCAGGATTTATGATTTCAAACATTGAAGCAGTTTCACCAGTTGTATCGCCAACTGAACCTGCTATGTACCATCTGTTTAAGTTAGTTCTTTCAGCATAAAACGCTGCGCCACTTGCACGCGCAAGTTGATGGTAATAATCTGTGGCAGAAGCGTCTGTGCCACTTGCACGCAAACGACCATCTATGTCTGTACCAGCAATTGAAGTTAATGCTCTAAAATCTATTTTGTATCTGTTGTAAGTTGTTGTGAAAGTACTTGCAGGTAAAGATACAGAACTTACTGCACTAAAACTAGTTGTATTTAGTAAAACCATTCCAGCCTTTTTAGTTCCAAGAGCTGTATTCATTGAAGTGTCAATCGCTGTGCCAAGAGCACGAATAGCAGAAGCGCCGTCTTTAACAAGGGCGGTATCGTCTGGGGTAGTCCAAGAATAGTTTGTAGTAGTTGCCATAGTTACTTATCCTATCGCTAAGTCAAGCCAAGTCAAGACACTATTAAGGTTTTGCCATTGGGTTGTTGGGTTGTAATCTTCCCATTGTACATCAACTGTTGAGTAAATTTTGTTACTTACAATCATTTGCAGATCAAGCGAGTTCTTTCCAAGTGTCCAAGTCCAGCCTTCAACAAAGCCTTCAAATTCTCCTGTTGGAAACAAGCCAACTGGTAATGAGCTGACAAACAAGGCTTTGTCCATAGTTACACCAAGTAAAGAATTTCTGGTGGTGTCATCTAGGTTAGGGTTGGCTAGGTCAAGGCTTAAAGAATCAAAACCTGTTTTAGGGATACCTCTGAGAGCCACAAATCTTGTTGCCTGATTTGTCGCTTGTGTTGCATCTGAAAGAATCGTTGAATTGACTTGTTGAATGAGGCCATAAAGGTTAACACTTGTGTCATCTATAGCTTCAACTTCAGCTGTAGGGTCACCATATTGAACCACAACGCTATTAACAATATCTGCTGTTTGCAGTCTAGTTTGAATTCCGTCTGATGATACAACTGAGGAATCTAAAGGAATTAAGTTTGATCCGTAATTGTTTGTTCTACGTTCAGCGTCAGCGTAACCAATATTGCCTGCTGTTGTCTCGTACATATATCCAAGACCTGAATCAGAAGTTGTGTTAACCAAATCAAAAGCGTTTGCAGAACTAGCAGTCCTAGCTAGTACTGTGTAACGTCCAGCATCAATTGTGTCTATGCCTTGAACACCATAAGTAGCCCAAGTATCAGTTATTGCAACGTCTGTCCATTTGTAAGTTGTGCTTAAATCTTCCCAAGCTGTGTAAAGTGTTTCTTGAAGTATTCTGGTTATTCTTGCGCCATCAAGTTCGATTGGGTAAGAAACAGATCCAGCAAATCTTTTAACTAACTGACCTAAAGCACCTTGCGCTTGAATTTGTAACACGTTAGCAAAAGTCCCATTAGCACCAGCACCTGACAAAGTATTAGAAACACTTGAAACCTCACCAGTAAATAACTTAACAAACGTTCCCGCTGTATTCTTTGTTTCAATAACAACAGAATCAAGCAAATTAACTGTTGGGCTAGTACCTGAAAGATTAACTAATTCAAAATTACAATATGAAGGTTGTGTTTGGTCAAATATGTCCACTCGACCAGCGGTGATTGTTCCACCACTTAAAATCTCGTTAGTGTATTCGACTCCAGCAATTGTTACTTTGTGAGTCGGTGTAAATATGGTCATTTTTAACGAAGACCACTAAGACCCGAAGTTAATTTAGCAGTAGTTTGTATTTTTGTTATTTGACGTGCATATCCTTGAGGATCAGATACGCCACCTTTAAGAATAAAGTTATTATTTACAACTGTTGGTTTTTTGTCTGTTGTTAATGAATCTGGAATGAAAGAACCAACAATTGGAATACTATTAGCTTTATTTATTGCCTCTTGAATTTTGTCTATAAATCCTTGAATTGTTTGAATTGATTTTGAAATAGCATCTACCATTAAAGCTATGACGTCAATGATGCCACCTATAATTTCACCAATAATCTTAAATGCTTCACCTAAACCTATGGCTATAATTGGTGTAAGAACATCTCTTGTAAATTTTGCTATTGCTTGAAATAAATCAAATAATGGTTGTAGTTTTTCTCTGTTGCGATCTATTGCGTCTGATACTGTGCTGAAAGCTGCTTTAATACCATGAAAGATGGGTGTAAAGATTTTTTGAAGGTACTCTAAAGCCCCACCCAAATCTATATTGACTGACTTTGTTACGTTCTCAAATCCTGCCACAAAATTGTTTAAGAAAGGTAAAGCCTTTTCTGTAATGAACCCTAATAGTTTTTCAAGTATTGGAAGTAAAGCCGCACCTATAGATTCTTTGGCTTCATCTATTGCTATTTTGACTCTTTCCATTCTTCCTGAAAATGAGTTAGCTGCTACATCTGATTGACCAGCAAATTGCTTAGATAAAGCGTCTTGGGCTTTAGCAAAGTCTTTTGATTTTACTATTGAATCATCTAATGGAACTCCTAAACGTTTTAATGCACCTAGGTTTCCGTCGTAGGCTTTTCCAAGTGCTTCTGAAACTGATGCAAGGTCTTTTCCTGTTCCAGCAGATATGTCAAGGGCAAGAGCTTGTAATTTTTGTGCTTTGGTTATATCGCCTGTTGATCTAACAAGTCTGTCAAGGCTTGGACGTAATTGATCGTCTGTTACACCTTTAGCCAAAGAGGTTTTAGTTATGTATTCTTCTACACCTTTAATTTGGTCTTTAGTTGCTTTGGTTGTGTTTTCTAAAGTCTTAGCAAGAGTAAGTTGTGCTTTTTCATCTTCAATTGCAGCTTTAACAGCTTGAACGCCAATTGTTATTGCAGCAGCACCAGCAGCGGCGCCAAGGGCTGCAAAGGCTAATGCGCCAGTTTTTAATGCTCCGCCTAGTTTATCTGAAAATGAACGTGTTTCATTATCTGCTTTATCTAAACCTGCAATAAAATCTTTTGTGTCAGCAAGTAAAGCAAGTTTAAGTGTTCTAATATCAGCCATTACAATCTTCCAATCCAAGCGTCTTTAACTTTTTCAAATCCTTCAAGCCATTCTTTAGATATTGTTGGTTGAAACCTGGACATAGCCTGATACAACCACCAACCCTTTTTTCCACCTTGAGGTGAACGTTTAGGGAACTGCTTGTACTGTTTAGAACCAAACTCATTTCCCATTATCACATACCCAGCACTAAAAGCACTAGACCCAACTTTACGTGATCCACCAATACTGAAACTTGGTGCTTTATCAGACTTGGAAACTTTAATAGACTCTGCAACTGCTGTTGCTTGTTTAGCGTTATATGGTGCACGTGACGCAGAACCTTGAGCATAAGCAGCACCACGTTCAGCAAGATTAGCTGCAATTTGTTTCATATCATTTTTTGCTATATCGTCCATTTTACTAAACGTGCGAAGTAAAGCACGATAGTCTTTATCAACTGGAACTAAACTAATTGCTTTAGCCATTATTGCGTTCCACCAAAATCTCGACTGCCGTAGCAAAAATTGAAGCGTCTTCTTCTAGCCAAGTGCGGGCAGGTATTCCAGTTTCTATAGCTAGTTGAACTGCTATCCAGCCTATTGAGCCTGCCCCGTAACTTTTGGGTGGTCAAGATCCTTGAACTGGACATCGACAACTTTAGTAGCCCAGACATCATAAGGAGCGACTGGTTTTTGTGTGATTCGTTTTTGGATTTTGTGCGCCAAGAATAAAAGAAGATTATTACTTGGGCTTTCAGCATCTCTAAGAGCTGTTGTAATTGGTTTGCCGTTATAAATTTCTTTTTCAGCGAGAGCAAGTTCAAATGGGATTGTCCATTCTTCATATACTTCTCCTGTATCTAAAGTCCAAGCGATTTGTAATTTAAGCATTTGTGTGCCCCTGTTCTTTGTTTATAATGACTCAGTGATTGAACCAACAACTTGCAAAGATACAGAAATTTTTTGAGCATCTGAACCTGTTCCACCTTGGCTTGGCCAAGAAGGTAGCACGTTGAAAGTAAATGTTTTGCTAGTTTTTGCAGTTAAAACAGCAGCTAGAACTGTGTCTGGTGCTGATTCAGTTGCGTCCCAAAGAGCTTTGGTCAATGAGTCTGTTTCGCCAATATCGTTTAGGAATTCAAGATCCAAAGTTGCATTGTTGTCAATGTATTTGTAAGCGCGTCCTGCGATAGTGTCAAAAGTTAAACGATCTGTTGCGATTGTTAAGTTTGCGGTCAAGATTTGATCTGAATAATCTTTAGTTGCAATAGTCAAAACAAGTGAACGACCACTTAAG